CTTGAACCCACTAGAATATATGTTGCTACTGTTCAACGTTTGTTGGATGAGATACCTGTCTTAGGTATGGCACACATCACAGGTGGTGGACTGGTTGAGAATGTATCAAGGTGTTTACCTAAAGGATTGCAAGCACATATTGATTGGAACTCTTGGCCAATGCCAGAGATCTTTAGTAAGGTTATGCTTGCAGGTGAGGTACCAGAAGAGGAAATGAAGAGAGTATTTAATATGGGTATTGGATACTGTATAGTTGTACCACCAGAGGTGGTTGATGATGCTATGATTCTAATTGACTATCCATCACAAGTTATAGGTCATGTAAGATGTACGATGTAGTTTGGTCTATTAATATAATGCTTGCTATTCTTCTTGTAGGAGTGGGAGTATCAATCTACTACATATTTCAGTACGATAATTTTTGGCCAAATGGGAGCGATGACACCACCGAGCAGGAAGAGCTGCTACAACTTCCGAGTGACAGAGATTAATCGTGTTCTTGACGGGGATACTATTGATGTCACCATTGATCTTGGGTTTGATTTATTCAAGAAAGAAAGAGTTAGAGTTGCAGGAGTCGATACGCCAGAGAAGAGAACGAGAAACCTCGAAGAGAAAGCACTGGGAATAGATGCTACTAATTGGTTAAAGAAAAAACTTGAAGATACTATTGCAGGTGATGGAGATGAACTTACTGTTAGAACAGAACTTGTGGGTGGCACTGGGAAGTATGGTAGGCTTCTTGGTTGGCTCTATATTAACGAGGATACTGTTTCATTAAACGAGCAAATGATTACCGAAGGATATGCTTGGGCATATGACGGAGGAACTAAAAAGAAAAACTTTGAAGAACTGCGTGAGATACGTCGTTCTTATGGTACATTAATAGAATAGTATATATACTATACTTAAGTATAATACTATAATGCAAAAACTTGTAAATGTACTTGCTCTTGCGTCTTTCGCTGTATCTGGTGCCGTTGTTGGTAGTGGGGTATACGTATATCTCAATAGGGCATCCATCATTGATGGAGTTAAATCTCAGGTTATGGAAGCAGTTACTGGATCTCTCGGAGGTCTTGGTGGCATGGGTGGAGGAGACCTTCCTATAGGAACACCTGATCTTACAACTCCTTCTGATTCAGCTTCAGCACCACTTGATAGTAGTTTAGGTCTTCCTGTTCCTGGTTCTCCTTTTTAAATATAAAATTCCTATATAAGAATAGATATTAATATTCTTATGGCTGAAGAAGTAAAAGAAGAGGTTGTAGAGGAATCAAAAGGCCCTCTACAAAAATTAAAAGAAAAGATTCTTCCTGATGAGGATGAACAAGCAGCGATCATCAGTACATTTGTACGGCTGGGCGTTCTTGTGTGGTCCGGCGGGATCTTGACTTTAAATTATGTGGCCATACCAGGTGTACCACAGCAGAAAATAGATCCGACATTTATAGCTTCAGTTTTTACTGGGGTTTTGGCTAGCTTTGGAATTCAGACCGCATCTAAGAAAGGTGATGGTACTATGAAGATGAATGGTAATGGTAATGGTACTCCTGCTGGTCCTCCTCCTCCAACTGCACAAGAGATTGAGCAAATTGTAGCAAAGGCAAGTGCTGGTGGTCCTGTTCAAACAATTAGAATTGAGCAAGCACCTCTTAAGATTACCACTGACGACAAACCTTATACACTCTAAACATGGAAGATTTTATTAAAGATGCATTACCTCAAGAGGTAAAAGAATTTCAAGAAGCATTACCACTACCAGAACCAGTAGATACTGAGAGCGTATCTGTGGGTACAGGTATTGGTATAGCAGCACTTGTATTAATACTTGTAGCTGCTGTTGCGAAGTACAAATGTAAGTGTAAAAAGTAATGGCATCTGATAACTCAACACTTCTATTCACTAAAGTGAAAGAAGTTGCCCACAATATTAAAGAGTGGGATAAGAAATGGGCAAAGAAAATTCAGGAAAAGTTTAACTTAACTGATTATCAAATGCTTTGCCTTGCGTTTGGAAAGGGATTTATCATTGGTGCGATTCTACTTTAATGAGTGATAACCAATATGAATATTTGAAAAGGCAACATTATTTGGCAACCCATATGGAACTTACTGAAGAGAATGTAATAAGGGTTTTAGAAGAACTCCAACCTTACATTGAGGCAGATGGAGGATGGTTAGAATTCGTAGAGATAGAACATGAAACAAACTTTGTTAAGGTACGATTGGGTGGTGCATGTTCTACCTGTGCAATGAGTGCTATTACTTTAAAGCAAGGTATAGAATCTAAGTTGTGTCATGAGATTCCAGATTGCTATGGTGTTATTCAGGTATTATGAGATGTTAAATTGGATCAGAAAGGAAATTAAATCTATTGTAAGAGAAGCAATGGATGATTGGGTTAAGGATGTAGAGTATCTTACTCAACCAACAAACAAGGATGGTAGATATTATTGTTCCAAATCTGACTGTGAAGGAGTTAGGTTTCCAACCCCTGATGAAGTCAGTGAGTCCACACACAAATAGGTAATAATTACTACTTTATGCTATAAATATATGCAGTATGGGATTGAACAGATCATGCCCCTAACGCAACAAAGACATTACACAGTCGGTTACCACGATAATCAACTACATCATCATGAAATATGTGAGTATGCGATGAACGCATATGACGCAATACAACACAGTAAAGAGGATGTTCCCTATCTACAGGAACATCCTCATTTTATTGACTACTGCACAAGTGAAGAGGTTAATAATATATCTCGAATGATGGCTGCAGGTATCCCAATGGGACACTAAATATGAAAAACAATTTAAAACACGAAATTATGTGGTGGATGAGTAGACTTACAATAATGATGACATCATTATTTCTTTCAATGACATTAGCAGCACAAGCATATGCTGCTGAGATACAAATGGGTAAAGATGGAATGCTAGTTTTTGCTCCATGTGAACTAACGGTTGCTGTTGGTGAAAGTGTTACCTTTGTTAACAACGAGTTACCTCCACATAATGTTATGTTTGCTGGTCATGATGAACTATCACATAACGACTTAGCATTTTCACCTGGTGAAAGTTTTGAAGTTACTTTCCATGAAGCAGGTGATTATAATTTTCAATGTGATCCTCATGCAGGTGCAGGTATGAGGGGTGTAATCCATGTCCAATAAAGGTTACACAAAAGAAATGATCAAGGAGATACTAGGTTCTTCTTGGCCTACTATGCCTGAAGATCATGAGACTGGTAATCAGTTAAGAAGAAGAAAGGGTAGGGAGATGAGAGAAGGTAAAAGACCTTATCCCACATACCCTGCAAAGAAGGTAGGTCCAAACTTTGATGAGAATGGAAAATATATTTACCCACCAGGTTCTGGATTTAATTATATGGAGAGATTAGATCCTAATTCTGAATGGGGTGGTAAAGTATCTTAGTTATTTCTTTTTCCTTTTTAACTCTTTTAATCTCTTATCTTGTTCCTTCTCTTTCTTCTTTTCTTTTTTCATCCTCTTAGCATAATCCTTGGCAAAGTTAATTCCAACTAAACCTTTCTTCACACGATACTCATTTGTTTTTAATTCAGCTTGAGTAGGTTTGTAAGGAGTTTTACCAAGTATCTTATTAACTTTAGTCAATACCTGTTTAATTGCAGGTTTAAAAACCCTTAGTAGTAAATCTGCTAGGGGTTTTGCTAATAGAGCAGATGCACCAGCAACAGTAGCAATGGCAGCTGTGGTTGTTGCAACATTAGCACTCGGTAGATATGCTTCTATTACACTAATATCCTCATATAATATTACACAGATTTCTTTTTTAGGATTCGCAGGATCTTTTTGTAATTCATATCCAGATACCTTTTCTTTTTGATTCTGTGCTACATCACCTATTCGTGGAGCATTAGGGCCTGGACATGGAACTTCTTCATCACCTGTCTTGGGAATACTTGGTGTTTCTGGTGTATCAACATTTGGTTCTGGTGGTGGTGGAACTACAGGTGCTTTCTGTTCATAAGTCATTAACAACTGTTCTGGTTCATAATTCATTGCATCATAATGAGGATAAGAACCATCAGGGCATAGCGTCATTGCTTCCCCTTCATCATTCTCTACAAGATCTTTATCAATTGGTATATTATTCTTATGTTTCTTATTATCCTTATGTGCCTTTACACAACCAGGTATATTCACAATAGGATTACCTATATTAACTACTACAGGTGGAATTAAATAGTCAACATTTGGTTGTGTAGTCATCCAACGTGGGATATACACATTCTGTACATCAGAAATTTGATAAGTTTGGATATTATTAATATTTCGTATTCTAGGTATTGGTTCCATTAGTCTTTAACATTACCAATAGAGTGTGTACCTAAGTCGTCTGCATTACCATTTGCTGTAATTTCTTTAGGCGGTTCCACTTTAGTTTCTTGAGGGGTATTAGGTTGAATGTCATGCATATGAGGAACTACTACACCAGCAGGTTGTACTAATACTACATCAGCACATACAGATGCATAGGGTGATTTAGGATGGAACATTACTCCAGCCTTCATAAGTTCACCACAGTTCTTAAGTCTTGCTAATTCAAAGTCTAACCTTTTATTAGCAGTCAATTGTCTTTGCATATTAATTTGAACTGCTGCTGCTTCTTTACATTGTGCTTGTAGTGTTTTATCTAATGGACGTGACCATGTAGCAGAGACACCTACAGATAAATTATAATTATCTGACTGATTAGTTCTTGTTGGCATATAATATAAAATATTTCCTGGATTGTCTATCTGACCATCATCGTCAGCATCATGAACGTCATACACTGGCTCATCATAGTAAGCCTCATATGGTCGCTTAAATGCCATACCACCAGTCACATAGGGAGTGACGTTCATGGTAGCACCTTGGCACTGTATACCATTACCATAGGTGTTAGTTATGTATGGTCCTTGAAGAACCTGTATAGCTTGATTGGTTACTGAGCCAGAGGAGTTTGCTATTGGATTAGCAGTTGCACTAACTCCTCCTACATCTGCTGCATATGCAGGGGTCGCAATTACAGTTGTCGCAAGTAGTAGACATATCCTTTTTATTGTGTGAAAGTACTTGTTGTGTCGGTGACGGAATTTATAGTTGTCGTTCTTTGTATGACGGTGTGATTTGAGAGGCCTGGCCCTTGATAGCTCTCCGTGAATTGAAAGGCTGCTCCTGGCGTTACTATCGAGAATTCTGGTCTGTCTGTTAGATTCAATCCGTTCCATGTCGAAGTCACTCCGTCTAATGATACTTGTGTTGCATTAATTGATCCAGCACCTGTTGGTGTAAGATTTCCATTTGATTCTACGTTGGTGCCAGTCACTACATACTGCCAGCCTGTGTTATAGTCCATACTGTTAATCGTCTCTGTAACGGTAGACGTAGTTTCAGTATGGCTAGTCATCGAGCCCTGAGTAAAATTGGGTACCACGGGAACTGCTCTTGCAACTCCCGCACCACTAAGCAGTAGTAATACTGTTAGTATTCGTTTCATAGCTACTCAATTACTATTTCTGTAACGAATTGGCCAGTAGCCGTAGTACCTGCCCCTCCAGCAGTTAGCGTTGTCACGCCAGCTGAGGTAATTGTGCCAGCTAAATTACCTGCGACACCACCAGACATTGTTAAAGTGTTGCCGTATGCTGGCATGTCAGCCACGACACCACTGGTAACATCCGCACCAGAACCGATAGCATTTACTACGTCTCCTTGAGTCCAGGATTCACTAAACGTGAATGCCGAGCCAGCTGTGTTTATATCGTATGCACCAACGTCTAGTGTTGCTGCAGCAGTAGCAGTACCAGCAGTTAATTTAGCAAAGTGATCGTTTTCACTTGCCACTTTGATATTAGAACCAGATACTGTATAAGTACTACCTATACGAGTTGCATCGGTATAAGCTCCATTAACTTGTAACTGAGTCGAGGATGTCATTCTATGGGTTAGGTCAGCACGGGCTGGTGCTACAACAGAACCTGTCATCAATAACATAACTAAAGGTAAAAATTTCCTCATATACCTTTGAGTATTTCTAACGTAGCTTTATTTATCAATAATA